ACACGACGACTTTGCATCTCCAGCTACATTGCCAACAGGACTAGCATTNGATGGTACNAATCTTATTAGTTGTGATTATGCTACTGACCTAATCTACATACACGATGGAATAACTTCAACCATCTTGAGTAGCTTTGCATCTCCAGCTGCAGCGCCATTAGGGCTAACATTTGATGGTACTAATCTTATTAGCTGTGATAGGGATACTAACCTAATCTACATACACGGCTGAACACTACCTAATACATCTTCAGCAATCTAATACCTAACCCAAGAGGAATAAACTATGTTCACATACGGACTATTAGACACAAATAACACAATCGCATCAATCGTACAATCAGAAACTCGCATTGATGCTACTGACCATGTATTCATATCAGCAGAGGCTAACTTTGATGGAACTAGCTACATTGGTAAATCATGGGCAAAACCAACGCCTACCTGGACAACCATCACTCGCAGACAAGGTAAGCAACAGCTAGTGATTGATGGCCTTGATGCTTCTGTACAGACTGCTATTGATAGTGTTACTGATATTACACAGCGTAAGTTATTACAAATCTACTTTGATGATGCTGATACGTGGGGACGAAATCACTCTGAGTTGATTGCATTGGGTGCATCTATTGGACTTGATAGTACACAGCTTGATACTATATTTGAATCTGCTAGTAAGTTATAAATGAATGTTAAGATACTAAAACCTAAAACAATATTTGGAAAGGCTACCTATAAGCTATTAAAGACTGAGGTTATATTAGCAGTTCATGTACCTAAAGGTTTCATTACAGATGGGGCTACAGTACCTAGGGTATTTTGGCCTATATTCCCACCAATCAGTATGTATCTTGAAGCTACCGTGTTACATGATTACTTAATCAGCATTGGTGCTAATAGATACGAAGCAGATAAGTTATTTAGGAAAGCCTGTACCCACTACAAGGTTGGTCGAATCGTTACTACCATAATGTTTTATAGTGTAGTAGCATACGGCTTCATAAGACAAACAAAAGATTATATTAAACATTAAAGGTGCCTTACCATGAACAACCCACTAAATAGAGATTCAAACCAAGAGCTTAGGGCTGTTAATCCAATGTTTGCTGAGGTAGTGTAGTATGGCTGAAGGACTAGCTAGTATAATAGTATATGGTAGTGGAGAGGGTCAGAATACGACTCACCACTATGCAGGCACTATAGATAAGAAACCTAAAAGTAAGTGTAAGAAAAAGAAGAAGAACAGTAAATAGTTGACAATTGTGATTTGTTTACTGTATACTTCACCTGTAGATAATACGTACGTAAATAACATTAAGTAATTAACCAATCAATAATTGAAAGGGCTTCTAATGAGCAACCTAGCAACTGATGAACAACCAGACCTTATGACTGCAGATACGAGTTATTGGGCAACGCAGAAGAACGCGTTAGCAAGTTTAGAGAATAAAACGTTTTACAAGACACTGATTGAAGAAGGGTATTTTAAAGACTACGTGTTTTCACTAGTTATGTCGTTGATTGATCCTGGTGTAGTTCGTGAAGGTGGCCGAGCAGGAGTAATTGAGAAACTAGTTGGTGTAGCAGGGCTTCAAAGCCACTTTGATCTGATTCAAGCTATGTCAGGTACTGAAGAAATGTACGAGCGTGAGCATGATAAACGTGCAGCAGAGCAGATGACTAAAGTAGCTAAGATGACAGCAGCTTTGGATATTGCAAATCAGGATAGTGATTTTAAGAAAGTTATTGCTACTGGGTATTGTGAGGAACACTCCAATAGACAGGTTAGTTTAATTACTAATGACCAGATTATTCGTTTAGGACATCGTACAGAAGTACTNGAGTCTTTGGCTGGTATCTCCGTGTTAACCAACTTCTTAGTAGACCTGGATAAGAGTCGAATGGTTGTTGATGATGACGAGATGGAGGACTAGGTTATGAGTTATAGCGAAGACGAACTATATGATATGGATGATGAGGCTGCAGAAGCAGCATTTAAAGCTGCTAAGTTAGACCTTGCATCACCAGATGTAGAAGGAACAGAACAAGGTACTGTAGAAGAAGATTCTGCAGTAGAAGAAGAATTTGATGAGATTGCTGAAGACACGGAAGACACTTCAGAGTCTGACAATGAAGAACTTGAAAGTGATTTAGAACAACCTGAAGAGGCTTCTGATCATGATGCTAGTACGGAAGATGAAGAAGTAGAGACTACAGATGAAGAATCTGAAGCTGAATCTGATAATCCTGACGGGGACGAAGAGACAGTAGAAGACAACTCGGAAACTGAAGAAGAAACTGAAACAGATGAAGTACAACCAGTACGTAAGCAATCGTTTAAAGCTAATGGTCGTGACTACGAGTTTACCGATGAAGAGATTACTACGCAGTTCCCAAAGATTTTTGGGCAGGCGATGGACTACACTAAGAAGATGCAGGCCATTAAACCTTGGCGTAAGACGATCGATGCAATGGAAAGCGCCAGTTTAGATCACAATGACGTAAGCTTAATGATTGACGTATTGAAGGGTGATAAAGATGCGATTTCAGAAGTAATTAGACGAACAGGCGTTGACGCTCTCGATCTAGATGCAGAGAATAGTACCTATACCGCCAAGGATTATGGTCGAGACGATAAGGCTCTTGACATTAAGGATGTGGTTGAAAGCATTCGTGGTGACAAAGAGTATAGTACGACTCATGATATTCTAGCCACTCAGTGGGATGACAGTTCATGGAAAAGTATGAGCGATGATCCTCAGATGATTAAGCTACTACACGACGATGTTCAAAGTGGGATGTATGATAAATTGCAGCCTATTATGGATAAAATGAAAGTGTTCGGTGGTAGTAAGAAATCTGACCTAGAGTATTATGGTATGGCTGCAACAGAGTACTATAACGGAATCTCTCAGGAGCAGGAACAACAAAAACTAGTTAGTGACAAAGCTGAACAACGAGCTGCTCAACAAGTTGCTGATGTTAAAGCGAAGGAAGATGAAACCCTCCGTATGGCAGAAGTAGATAGAGTAGCGAAGGTGAAGGCTCAGGACGCAACTAGATTAGCCACTCAGAAGGCTTCGACAAAGCGTAAGAACGCTGCACCAACAACAACTACAGCAGGAAAACGTGATGTTACGGATTATTTAGATGATTCGGATGAGGCTTATGAAGAGTGGTATGCCAAAGTTCAGGCAAAAAGTTAATTAAATCACTTATAAAGGATATAAAATATTATGGCTACTCAAGTATATGGTAATGGAGCTGATAGCTCTGCAGGCGCAAACACGGTTAAGCATTTCTACGACCGCGCTGGTATTAACGCTGCTAACGCAGTAAACGTTTATGGTCAGTTCGCTGACAAAAAATCAATGCCTAGTAAGATGGGTAAAACATTCAAAATTTCAAAGTTCTTGCACATGTATGACCGTGCACTAGCTGACGCGGATTTTGCATCAAAAGGTTACATGACTGCTCGTACAGCGACTAAAGTCTCTGCTGACCTTGCTGGTTCTACACTAGCTGAAGGCGCAGGTGCAGTAAACCAACGTTCGATCCAAAAGATCACAATGGAAACTAGTTTAGCACGTTACGGTGAGATGATTGAGTATACTGACGAAGTTGAGTTATTCTCAGAAGATACTATTCAGACTCGCTACCGTGAAGAACTAGGTGCTCAAGCTAACCAGAAATGGGAAGATTTGCTACAGCTGGACATGCTTGCTACTCCTACAGTATTGTACTCAGGTGTTGGTACTTCTAAGGCTACAATCGGTGAAGATACTGCAGTTGAGTCGTCGTGTAGATGCTGATTGGAAAGTTTCTTATGACTTAATTCGTCGTNCANNNCGNNNGTTAGTGCGTAACCGTGCTAAGAAGAACACGTCTGTAGTTAGTGGTTCAACTAAAATTGGTTCATTACCTATCAGTGCTTCGTACTACGCAGTTATTGGTTCTGATGTTAAGGCTGATTTAGAGACACTTACTCGTGGTACTGGTTATGAGCGTGAGTTCATTTTCAAGCCGGTTCATCAGTATGCAGGTGCTACAACTCTTACTGAAGGTGAAGTTGGTAACATGCATGATGTACGTTTCGTAGAGTCTGAAGCAGCTGTAGTTTATGCTGGTGAAGGTGCTCTTGCTTCTGGTTGGGTAAATGATGAAGTCGGCAACGATGTTCGTTTCGCTACTGAAGCTCTTGCTGTTGCTGGTGGTACTTCTGCTACTGCTGCATACGTAGACTACATTGGTAACCTAGCGTTCACTACTTTCGCTGATGACGCTGCAGCTGTTGCTGTTCGTGGTGTTGGTGCACTGGCTGGTGATTACTTTGATGTTCACCCAATCCTTTTCCCGACTATGGGTGCTTTCGCAACCGTTGGTCTTAAAGGTAAAGGTAAGATTAAGTTCAACTCGAAGTCTCCAACAGATGTGGATTTAACAAACCCATATGCTACTACTGGTTTCTTCTCGTACAACTTCTTCTATGCAGGGATTATCCTTGAAGAAGAGAAGATGCTTAAAACTCTAGTTGCCGTCGGACAGTAACTGATTTAAGTACATAATCTGAAGAGTCCTCGTAGAAATACGGGGATTTTTTGTATTTTGTATTTACAATCGTACAAATGATGCTATAATTGTATGGCAATTTAACCTAAATAACCTATTAAGGAATTAGAAAACATGAATAAACTAGATGAACTAAAACAAGAAGCTACTGACCTAGGTGTTACGTATTCACCGAATATTGGAGAGTCTAAGCTGCAAGGTAAGATTGATGAGCATTATGAGGGGTTAGAGACTTCAGGAAAAGCCATCAACGATGCTATTACAGCTAAAGAGCAGGAAGAAATCGCTGTTGCTTCTGCTATGACTTCTAAAGATGACGAAGAGTTAGCTGGTAGAGCTATCGTAGCATCAATGGAGAAGAAGGTTGTCGCTAAGAAACTTACTACTCAGCAACGTTCTAAGGCTGCAGAGAAGAAAGCTCGTGCTACTCGTGTAGTTGAGATTATTGATAATGATCCTCGTGTGAATGCTCATGCTACTACGTGTTCTCCTACGTGCGGTAACGAGTATTTTGACCTAGGTACTATTATACTACCGCTGAATACACCTGTAGAAGTTATGCAAGGTCACATCAACTCGTTGAAGGAAGTAGAATTCCCTCACCACCAGATGAATCAAAAAACTGGCTTGAATAGTGTAGGTCTTCGTAAACGTTACACAGTGTCTTTCGTACAGTAGGCATATAGAAGGCTTCTGAAAAGGAGTCTTCAATTATATTTATTGAGGGAAAACCATGAGCTGTCTTACAGGTAAATTCGTTATAACTAAAGGTGTGGATAGTCGTCGTGTTTACTATTAAACAAACGATAGTACATTGCCTATGGAAATCGATATTAGTGATACGTTCGTAGCAACGCTAATCAACCTAGATACAGGTACTACTGTCCTCACTACTAATCTCACTATTGACGATGCCTTATCAGGTAGAGTGGAGTACTTAGTTACGTCTNCAGAAGTAGCTTCNTTANANGNTATGAAAGGTNCNAGNGTNGATAGATTCTATTTGAAACCTGTNTATAAGCTAGTTATTGATTGCACTACTGTGTCTAACGGTAACTTCANAGCAAAGGTACAAGAAATCTATGTCGACTAGAGATATTACACTANANACTACTGAGCTTACTANCGTTACAGGTACAGAACTTGATGTACAGGGTAACTCTGTAGATAGTACACTCCTGTGTGAACCTACGGATGGACTTACATTAGAAGCAAGTAAGAAAGAGTACTCTATTGTAGGTGATGCTCTATACGCATCTGTATCTGCCGACGATGCTCCACAGTGGTTACTATCGGTTATTGATAGCGTAATAGGTATACAGTTAGCTAACGGTTTGTCTAGTTTATCAGAAGCTAAGAATAGTATTTTTGCATCTCTTGCAGAACTAGATATAGCTAAGAACGAGTATGCCGAGTTAATCAACATTGATGCTACTATTGATAGGGTTATAGCTAGTCATGTAACTGCTCTTAACGCTGCTATACTAGGTAACTCAGGTGATATAGCTAGTCTTGAACTCGTAAAAGTTACTGAGGACCAAGTTCTTACAACAGTAGCTGAACGTATTGCTGCATCTCTAAGTACTGGTGGAAGTGTACGATCTGAGATTGATAGACTAGATATGGCATTCGTTAGCTTAGATGAAGCATACTCCATAAGTATGGATACATTGTACAGTGTGTTGAATACCCAACAAGGGGAGACAGTAGCATTAGCTAATGCTCAACAGACTTTACAGACCTACGTAGGTATAGACGGAGCTGGAGCTAGTTCTGGTACAGGTCTGAGTGCGTATCTAGAGGGTAGTGATGGTGTTGTTGGTAGTGCTACAAGTGATGTTATTAATGGTGTGTACCTAGATGGTGTAACAGCTAAGTCTAAGTGGGAGTATGAGAGTGCCTTGACTATTGATGGTGTATACCACACAAGTGGTTTTGGTTTGAACTTACAGACTATAGTAGGTACAGGTACTGAACTAGATCCATATGATAGTGAGTTCTGGATTAATGCAGAAAAGTTCAAGTTTACTAACAGTGCACAGTCAGGACAAACTGCTCCGTTTACGATTGATGCGAGTGGGGGTTACACCGCAAGTTACGTTTAACGGGGTAGTAGACTTTACTAACACAAACACTAGTGGTACAACTACAATAGATGGTGCTAAGATTACTACTGGTAGTATTGATGCGAATAGGATTACAGCAGGTACGTTAAGCGTAGGCAACATCGATATGGTTGATGGCGCTATCACTAATGCGAAGATCTCAGGACCTATACAAAGTAATAACTATGTTGCTGGATCAGCTGGTTGGCAGATACACGAGGATGGCAGTGCCGAGTTTCACAATGGCCAGTTTAGAGGCACTGTTTACGCTGCAAAAATATCAGGGGACGTCACTAAGGTAGTTAATATAAACACAAACCCGTCAACTAATGTAACTACGACTTGGGCTACTACAGCTAATATAGCGGCACCTGACAATGGTCATCCGGATGGTCGTTATATATCTGCATCAATGTCACTCTCTGGGTACCGCACAGAGGGTAGCTACCTTGACTTGCACGCAAGAATGTATATTAATGGCACACTAGTTAGTTCTTTGTCTAACTCAGGTAATGTAAGATCCGCAGTTACGCTGTCCGGAGGGTTTCCAACCAGGGTAATTGGTGCGGCCTATGTACTGGTGCAGGTATACAGCGGTACNCGNCNANNATGGTGTTATTGGTGGGGTTAGCGGATTTGTGATGGCGACAGGGGTGATTAGTATGAAGCAGTATGTACTTGTATTGAATGGCGCTGATGTGTTGTCTCCAGTCAGCGGGGACTTTCCTCTGGTTGAAGGCGGTAAGTGGTTAGAGTTGGTTGAGATGAACGAAAGCTCGGAGTTTGTAGCGCCAGGGTTTGTGGACACCCTCACAGAAACAGAGTGTCAAAGAAGGTTTTTTGAAAGGGCAGGTTACAGCCTTCTTAGGGCTATGGCGTACCCGTCAGCTAACGAACAACTAGATATGCTTTGGCATGCTATGAATAGCGGGATGGTACCTACGTCGGAACCGTTTTACACCCGTATTAAAGCAGTTAAAGACTCAATTCCTAAAATGTGATGTAGTAGACCGTAAATACCCCTCAGTTTCTGGTCACTACGAAACTATAACGTTAATCAACTTAAAAGGATAATAACATGGCAGTAATAGCAGCAGTAAAAGACCTAGATGTAATAGCGAAGTACCGAGAACTAGTTTCAGCGTCACTAGATGGCACTGTGTATGAGTAAACAACACTACGTGTACTTGTTAAGTGACGAGAGTAAAGGTATGCACTACATAGGTGTTCGGTCCTGTAGTTGTAAGATTTGGGACGACTCCTACAGAGGTTCGTCTAAACACATGACTAAAGAAGACAAAGACGTTTGTAATAAGATAATACTTAAACGGTTTACTAATAGGAAAGACGCCGTAGCGTACGAGATCGAGATGCATAATAGGTTTGACGTTGCTGTTAATCACCAATTCTGGAATCGCGCTAAACAGACTGCTACAGGATTTGACAGGTCAGGAGTAATGATAAGTGAGGAGCTGTTAAATAAGAGCTATCGAGGTAGGAAACTATCTGCTGAACATAAAGAAAAGATATCTGCTGCAGGTAAGGGCAGAGTATTTACCGACGAGCATAAAAAAACGTATCGGTGCCAAACATGCAGGTAGGGTAGTTAAGGAGTCTAGTAAGCTTTACGGTAAGGACAATCCTATGTAACGGTAAAAAACCTACCGGAGAAGCCGCTGATAAGATGCAAGTTGCTATAA